CGACGCATATCGCCGAGTTCAAGACGCACTCGTTGAAATCGTTCAACGACCTCGAAAAGAACGGGGTCGAGAAATCGAAGCCGATCCATTATGCGCAGATGCAAGCCTATATGCTCGGCACCGGCATCGATCGGGCGCTTTATTACGCCGTCTGTAAGGACGATGATCGGATCTACACCGAGCGGATCAAGCTTGATCAGGTTTACGCTGAGAAGATCGTGACGCGCGCCCAGCGCATAGCTCTTTCGGATCGTATGCCAGAGCCGTTGAGCACCGACCCGTCATGGTACATCTGCAAGTTCTGCGACGCTCATTCGTTCTGCCATGAGACGAAGCTCACGAAGCACGTCAATTGCCGCACATGCGCACACTCGACGGCCAAGGCTGACTCGACGTGGCGATGCGAGCGGCACGACGCAGACGGGATCCCGGTCGAGTTTCAGCACGCGGCTTGTGACGATCACGTCCTTCATCCCGATCTGGTGCCGTGGGATCGGAAAGAAGGCATCAACGAGTGGATCGCCGTCTATGTGATCGATGGGGTCGATGTCTCGAACGGATCGCCTGATGCAACGATCTTTTCTAGCCGAGAGATCCTCGAACATACGGCAATGGTCAAAGATCCGCCGGAAGCCGTCAGCGCAGTTCGCCGAGCGTTTCCCGGCGCGACGATCGAGAGTGTCCGCGATGCAACTTCGTGATTATCAGCAGCGTTCGATCGACCGGCTTTACGCATGGTTCGAAGCCGGGAACGCAGGAAACCCGTGCATCGTCCTTCCGACCGGCTCCGGCAAATCGCACGTCATCGCCGCATTCTGTCAGGACGTTCTGGCGAAGTGGCCTGAGACGCGGATCCTGATGCTGACGCATGTTAAGGAACTGATCGAACAGAACGCCGAGAAGATGCTCGCGCATTGGCCTGACGCGCCGCTCGGCATCTATAGCGCCGCGATCGGTTCGAAGGTGCTCGGCGAGCCGATTACGTTTGCCGGGATCCAGTCGATCCGCACGAAGGCGCAGGAGATCGGCCACGTCGATCTTGTGCTCGTCGACGAATGCCACCTTATCAATCATAAGGACGAAGGCGGCTATCGGCGACTGCTCGGCGAGCTTCGCGCTATCAATCCGCATCTTCGCGTCATTGGTCTTACCGCGACGCCTTACCGGCTCGGTCATGGTTTGATTACCGACGACCCGGCGCTGTTCGATGCTCTTATCGAGCCGGTATCGATCGAGGAACTCGTATTCAAAGGCTATCTAGCGCCGCTGCGGAGCAAGATCACAAGCCTCCGGCTCGACACGACCGGCGTTCGCAAGCGCGGAGGTGAGTTCATCGAGAGCGAGCTTTTCAAGGCGGTCGATACGAAGGACAACAACGCGAAAGCCGTTCGCGAGATCATCGAACTTGCCGGTGATCGGAAGGCGTGGCTCCTGTTTTGCTCCGGCGTCGAGCACGCCGAGAAGATCGCCGCGATCTTGAACGACAACGACATCGCCGCCGGATGCGTGACCGGCAAGACGCCGAAGGCAGAACGCGAGCGCTTGATCGGCGACTTCAAGTCGGGACGGCTTCGCGCGTTGACGAATGCGAACGTGCTCACGACCGGCTTCGATTATCCCGATATCGACCTGATCGCGATGCTACGCCCGACGATGAGCGCGAGCCTTTACATGCAGATGGCCGGTCGCGGGATGCGTCCCAAGTCGCATACCGATCATTGTCTCGTTCTCGACTTCGCAGGGGTCGTGCAGACGCATGGTCCCATCACCGCCGTCCGACCGCCGCGCAAAGGTAGCGACGGGACCGGCGAGGCTCCGGTGAAGGTCTGCGAGGCTTGTGGCGAGCTTTGTCATCTATCGGCGAAGGAATGCACTTGCTGCGGCGCACCGTTCCCGGCGCGCGAGCCGAAACGCTTGAAGCTTCACGATGTCGACATCATGGGGCTCGAAGGCGTGAAGATGAGCGTTCGAAACTGGCATTGGAGAAAGCACGTCAGCAAGGCGAGCGGAAAGGATATGCTCGCCGTGACGTATTACGGGGATTTATCCGACCCGCCGGTCACCGAATATCTGCCGATCACGCATGGCGGATACGCCGGGGAAAAGGCGTTGCTGCAGCTCATAACGATGGCGAAAAAAGGCAATGTTCCGCAAGGCGTTTTTGCGATAGACGACCTCGATCGCATCGCATTGAATATGAACTTCGCCCGCCCTCCGGCGTCGATCGATTACCGGCATGAAGGCAAGTTTTACAAGGTGGTCAAAGTCGAATGGTGAAAATGCCGGAAGCCTCGGAGCACGAGGAGCAGCGAAATTTCGTCCGATGGTTCAAGCTCGCATATCCCGGCGTTCGTATCATGGCGATCCCGAACGGAGGCGCGCGGAATATAGCGACCGCCGCGCGCTTGAAAGCCGAAGGCGTCGTTTCCGGCGTGCCGGATCTTTTCGTCCCGGCTTGGCATCTCTGGATCGAGATGAAGAAAGTGCGCGGCGGTGTCGTCAGCGAAAATCAAAAGGACTGGATCGCGTACCTCGAAGGCGTCGGTTATTCCGCGATCGTCTGTCGCGGTGCCGTTCATGCGATCGAAATGGTCGAGGAGTTCGAGCGCGCGCTTCGGATGCGTTCATGATTTTTTAACCGCGATCGAGCAAGACGGTTGCAATCCTAAACCCTGAAAGGTTAGGATTGCGACACATAAGGAGGACGTTATGGACAAGACCATGCAGAAATTCATAACCGAATATGATCGTGCTATCGCACGCCGTCGCATAGCACGCGACGCGGCCGATACGATCATCGGTCTTCTTACGCTCGCGATCGGAGCCGTAGGGCTCGCCTCGATCTTCATCGTTCTCGACGTGGTGGTGCGGTGATGGATCTCGCACGTTCTATCGCCGCGCGTCGCGTTTCGTTCGAGCAAAAGATCGCCGAGCGCGCAAAGCTTCTCGCGCAAGAAAAGTCGAAGCCGGAGCCTAAACCGGAGCCGGAGCCTGTCTTGCATGAAAAAATGATCGATGCGCTCGAACTGCAGCTTATCCGCGCGCCTCGATCGCTGTTCTCGCGCCCGCAATGGAAACTGATCGCCAAGGAAATATGCGCGAAATACAAAGTCGATTTCGACGATGTATGCAGCGAGAAGCGACATAAGCACCTCGTTCTGATCCGGCAGGAGATTTTCTATCGGATCCGTACTGATCTTGGCATGAGCTATCCCGAGATCGGAAAGCGCTTCAATAAAGACCACTCGACCATCATTCATGGCGTTCGCAAACACGCGGCACGCCTTCGCTTGGAGTTCCCGGAATGAACCATCAGGACATCTTGTCGACCGCAAAGGCGACGATCTCGCAACGCGGCCAGGAATACGGCGACGCTTTGCCGAGCTTCGTTCGTGCAGCGAATATCGCCTCGGCGATCCTCGACCGTAAGCTTACCGCCTTCGACATCGCGGTCGTGATGATGGCGGTGAAGATGAGCCGGTTGAGCCATCAGCGCGGCCACGAAGATAGCTGGATCGATCTTGCGGCTTATGTCGCCTTTGCGGCGCAGTTCTCCGCGCCTTCGACGAGCGATTATAACGAGATCGTTCTGGCACAGGTTCAGACCGATATGGAAGATAAACTTCGATCGATCGCCGAAGAGATGAAAGCCGGTGCCGCATGACGATTGTAGAGAAGCTTCGCGCCCGTGCCGATCGCCGGGATCTTAGTTCGATCGCGTATGCGGCCGACTGCGCGCTTGATCGAGAGGCAGCGACTACGATCGAACTGCTGCGCGAGAATATGATTTATAAGGATGCCGAGCTAGCGCAGTTGCGCTGCGCGCTTCGCGTCATTGCTACCGGCGAAGGCGCCTATGGCGCGCAAGCGCATGAATATAAACGTATCGCCCGCGCCGCTCTCGGGGAGGAGAAGTGATGGATATCGTAACCTATCTGCGCGCCCGCGCCTCGCTCGCCGATCCTCTTGAAACAGTGCATATAAAAATAGGTTTAATCAGCGTCATAGAAGCCGCCGATGAAATTGAATGGTTGCGTAAGGCGCTGCGTTTGATTGCGGAGGACGACGAGAACTACCACTATCGCGCTTATGAATATCGGCAGATTGCTCGCGCCGCTCTTAGGGAGGGGAAACCGCTAGAAGATCGGTGGGACGACTGATGCCGAGCGAGGCATACAAGAAAGAACGCCGTGACATCAAACGGCTGAAGGAAAAGGTCGCCAACCTCGAAAGGCAGGCAGACGATCTTTCCGCGCGCAACAATGGCCTTCGAGGCTTAATCGATCGGTTG